CTGATGCCGTCGAGTACCGAGTTGTTGGCCGGCGTCGGAGTGAGACGGTCCCGCTTGAGCTGGGCGACGAATGACGCGGCGGACGGGTCGACGGTGACGAACTGCGGGCGCACCATGCCGATCCGTGGCACGTCGTCCAGCCAGGCCCGAAGCCGCTCCGAGTACTCGACGTCAGTCAGCTGCCGCCTCTGATGGCGGGCGTCGTACCGCCACTCCGAGGCGACGTAGAGACGCCGGTCGACGCCGAGCCCCAGGAGCACAGCAGCGAAGGCGTTCGTCGTTCCGTAGTCAACGCCCACGGCGAGCCAGCGGTGAATCTGGGGGAGGATGTCGACGACGTGACGGTCCTCGTCCCACATGTCGTAGATGGCGCCCTCGGCGGCCACCCAGAGCCCCTCAAGGAACCGCTTCCGCCACAGGCCCGTGTACTCGGTGCTCAGGTTGGCGACGTACTCGGCGGTCAGGCTCGGGTTGTCCTTCAGCGTGAAGTGCCACGACCGCATGTTCAGCTCGTCCTCCCGGGAGAGGAAGTCGCGGCGTACCCAGTGGCTCGGACCGTCAGGGTTGGTGCTGGCGAAGAGTCGGGCGTTGGGCACGCTGAGGCGGCCGAGCAGCTGCTTGACGAAGCCCTCCGGGAGGAGGGTCAACTCGTCAGCCATTGCGAGGCATGCCGTGAGTCCCCGAAGGCGCCCCTCCGCGCGGGCGTCCGATGCGCCGACGAGATGCACAGTGCGGCCCAGGATGACCGCCGTCGTGGCGCCCCGCGTGTGGATCACCTGCCCGGCGAGTGATCCGAACAGCTCCGGGTCCTGCATCGGCTCCAGCACGTTGCGCTCGATCGTCTGCAACGAACGCCCGACGATCAAGATGAGGCCCGACGGGGGTGCCTGCGCCACAGCGATGAAGAACGCCAGAGTGACCGCGATCGACTTGCCGCTACGCACCGAGCCATGGGCCAGATTTATGCGCGCAGTAGACCGACCGACAAAGTCGATCTGCTTGCGGGAGAGCGGCAGGCTGGCCGCGGTAGGCGTCACGGCGTCGGCTGCTCGTCCTCGCCATCGGGCCGCTCGTGGTCCTGATTGGCAAGTGCTGCGAGTCCGCTGAACAGGTTGCCGAGCATCGACTTGGCCTCGTCTTCGCTACCGCCCGACACCTCCAGCGGCGCCAGCTTCAGCGACCGGTCGATGGCCATGCCGGCGGTGCCCATGAGGGCGCGCTTGTCCGCGGCGGGTGCTTCGTCGAGGGTCTCGGATGCGAAGACGTTGTCTTTGCCTCCGAACGCGTAGACGAGGGTGGGTTCCCACATTTGGGCGCGCAGCTTCTCAGCGTCGGAGACGAGGTCTTCGGCGAGTAGCGCCCGGCGTTCGGCGAGGTCGGCGAGGCGCGCCCGGGTCGCCGTCTCGATTTTGGAGCGGTCGAATTCGAGGTTGAGGTGGGCGGCGGTGCGGGACACGACCGAGCTGGTGATTTTCATGGCGCGGCTGATGGCGTTCCGGCCCAGTCCTTGGGCGTGCAGCTCGCGGAGTTCGTCCCATCGGGCCTCCGCCATGAGGCCGTAGTGGTTCTTGCACCCCTTGGTCATGTGGTCCTCCGGTCGGTGCGGGCGCGCTGGCGCAGGAGTTGGGGGAGTGGGGTGCCGTCGATCGGCCAGGCCGGCGACCACGGGATCAGTGCACAGCGGCACCACGGATGCCGTGGGGGGCCGTCGATCGGCGCGATGAACACGGTGCGCTTCGGGTCGGTGGACAGCCCGCCGGGGAACTTCTCGCCGGGCCGGATGTGGAGGCCTGCGTAGGCGCGGCAGGCGGGACACGCGCCGAGCTCGGTAACCCACAGGAGGCGGACGTCGGTGCCGAGCGCGCGGGCGACGAGCAGGCTGGCGTGGGCGGCTGCGCTGCCGATGGCGACCGCGGTGGCGGTGGCGATCCGGCCGACGGCGCGGCGGGCCCGCTTGAACGCGCTGTTGAGTCCGGCGAGCCCGGTGGCGGTGAGCGCGGCCGTGGTGAGCAGGGCGAGGGCGTGGCCTTGCTCCTGTTCGACGGCGGCGGGAATGCTGTCGGCGGCCTGCTGTGCGTCGGCGCCTGGGGTGGCCTGGATGGGCGGGGTGGGCTGTCGGCGCATGGTGGCGGCGAGCTGTGAGGCGTGCTGCATTCCGGCTTGCGCGGCGGTGAACGCGGCCCTCTCGGCCGCGAGTTGCGCCTGCCTGCTCTTGCCGCGGAAGGCGTCGTGGAGCAGCTGGCGTACCCAGTCGAGGAACTCGCGGAGCCGGGCGGGGATCTGCTGCCCGACGGTTTCGCGGACCCAGCGGGTGAGGGCGGCGGCTTGTGCGTCGGTGATGGCTTGGGCGAGGGGGCGGGTGGCGTCGGCGATGGCCCGCTGCTCGAGGCTGCGGATCTTGTCGGGGAGTTGTTCGGCGCTGTCTGCGATGCGTCCGCTGTCCATACGCCACCCCTCCCGATCTTTGGAATCTAAGGAAATCTTGCCTTCTTGCCTTTGATTGTGCAGCATAGAGGCAGGTTCAGGGTTAACATCGACGCCAACGCGAGGCGATCAAGGCATCGCCGTACCGCGCAGGCCGCCCAAGGAGGCTCCCGATGACGACCCCCGCCCCCGCGACACCCGCCAACGACCCGGCCCCGGACCCGAGCACCCAGCCCGGCACCCCGCCCGAGACGCCGGCACCCGCACCGACTCCGCCAGAGCCGGCCACACCCGCCACGCCCTCCGAACCGAAGCCCGCCGATGAACCCAAGGGGAAGTCCCCGGAGTTCAAGGGCGAGTTCGACCCGGCGAAGTTCCAGAAGCTCGTCGAAAACCTCCGCGGAGACGTCGCAACCGAGAAGGCCAAGCGCGAAACCGCAGAGCAGAAAGCCGCAGATGACCAAGCAGCCTTCATGAAGAAGGTTGCCGCCGCCTTCGGCATCGAGACCGACGAGAAGAAGCCGCCCACCCCCGAAGAGCTCGCCAAGGAGCTGGAAGCGGCCCGCGGAGAGACCAAGGAGTCTCGCGCGCAGGCCCGCCAGACACAGGTCGAACTCGCCGTCTACAAGACGGCATCGAGGCACGGCGGCGACCCCGACGCACTGCTCGACTCACGCCAGTTCGCCAACGCCATCTCGAAGCTCGACCCGTCCACCGACGGATTCGACGAGGCGGTCGGCAAGGCCGTGAAGAGCGCAGTCGACTCCAACGCGAAGCTCGCGGCCAAGCGGCCCGAGCCGAAGCAGGAGCCCACCCCCGCGGGTGGCGCACCGATGGACGGGGCCCCGGGCGGCAAGCGGCAACTGGGCAAGGCGGATGTGGCGCGGATGACACCCGAAGAGATCGCTAAGGCCGTGGATGAGGGGCGCTTCAAGTCCTATCTGAGCGGCTGACAGGCCACTAGGAGCCTCCGTTGTCCATCAACAACTTCAAGCCGGAGATCTGGAGTTCGCTCCTCCTCGACGCGCTGGAGAACGCCCTCGTCTACGCCCAGCCTGGGCTCGTCAATCGTGACTACGAGGGTGAGATCTCCACACAGGGCCAGAGCGTCCACATCACCACCATCGGCGACCCGACGATCTTCGACTACGACAAGAGCGCCACCCTCAACTACGAGGAAGTCGAGACCGCAGGCACGGACCTGATCATCGACCAGGCCAAGGCGTTCGCGTTCCGCCTCGACGACGTCGACAAGGCGCAGGCGCTCCTCAACCCGATGACGAAGATGGCGCAGAACGCCGCCTACGGTCTGCGTGACCGCGCCGACGCATTCGTGGCTGGCCTCTACACCGGCGCCGCCTCCTCGAACGTCCTAGGCTCCACCGGCGCGCCGATCAACACGTACACGACGGCGACCGACGCCTACGACAAGGTGCTCGTCCCGCTGCGCACCAAGCTTGACCGGTCCAACGTGCCCACCGAGGGTCGCTACGTCGTCGTCAGCCCCGAGTTCGAGGGCTCCCTCCTGCGCGACGACCGCTTCGTCCGCGTCGACGCCTCCGGCACCGAGAGCGGACTGCGGAACGGCATGGTCGGCCGCGCGGCCGGCTTCGACATCCTCAAGTCGAACAACACCCCGGTCCCGTCTGGTGACACGCAGGTCGTCCAGGCCGGCTACCCCGGTGCCGTGACCTACGCCGAGCAGATCCTTGAGACCGAGGCGCTGCGACTGCAGAGCACGATTGCTGACGCCATCCGTGGCCTGCACGTGTACGGCGCGAAGCTCCTGCGTCCGACCGGTATCGCGGTCGCGTTCATCGACCCCGCGTAACCCTCATCAGACTCTGGGAGCTTCCCCATGG